CAAAGGTAAAGGAGTACGGCCCGGTGCCAGAGGCAGCGAGCACTACTCGGCGGGTGACGTTGCTAATAGGTACTGGCATATCTGAATCCTTTCAATACGCAAATCTAGTGGTTATTTCATTAATCTTCTACCGGCTCGCGCTTTTCCTTGAGAAATTTGTTTTTGGCTCTAAACTGGTTTTTCATTACGTTTTTAACCAGGTCTGGGTACTTGGCCTGGAACCCTGGGTCTTGGAAAGCCATCTCCTTAAAGTCTTCCTTGATCTTGGATAGCCGGTCAACTGGCCCCTGGTATCTTCTGGCCGCCAGATCACTTGCCGTCTCCCCGGAAGAAAGCACCTCGGCCACCGCCTGCTTGTAGCCCCTGCCCTCAACCGTGATCTTGTTCATCGTCAAAATTAAGTCTGAATATTCGGCATCGTTCATGGCAATGTTGGCCACGTTTCGCTCTGGCAGGGATATTGGCTGCTTGCCTGTAATCCTGGCCAACTCCACAATCTTCTTGTCGATTGTGTCCAGCTCCGAATCCTTGCGATAGAAAGGCAAAATCCAATAGATTGCCCCAACGTCTTGCTGAACTTCCTTGCCCCATACGTTCCTGGTTGGAGCTCCAGAACTAAAGGTCTTGGCTGCCCAGGTGCGGTATAGGAAATCAAAATACTTTTCGTCAGCTGGCAAGCTTGGGTCAACCCTAACCTGGCGTTGTGTCGGGTCTATGGTGGTTTCAATTTGACGAATTAAGGCACCAGCTGGTGTTGGTATTGGAACCATCCCAGCCGGGAAGTTTTGAGCTATGCCACCAAAGAACTTGTTAGCCGCAGCTGACGCACGCTCGCCTGTTGGATCGCGCTTGAGCTCCTCGATTAAGCTAGTAAGGTTTGCCATGCCAGACATGAATGGCAGCTCGCCAACATACTTAAACGGAACCAGAGCTGCGTACAGCATTAGATCCGTCCAATCTGAATCATCGTCTTTGGCGTAAACCGATCCAACCTCGGCAAGCGTTGCGGCCATACCGATCAAACCACCTATTGGCTCTAGGCCAGCGTAGCTCACCCACTTGTTGGCCATTGATTCCGGTAAATCAATTCCAAATATTGATCCCGACATTTTGATTGAAAACGGCTGCCAACCAGGATTAGTCTGGCGCAAGAACTCCCTGCGTTTTGGGTCTGTTGGGCCAGCTCCAGATATATTTCCATCTAGAGTTTCGTACATCATCCAGCCCATTAATGAACTACCCATTGCCATTTTGCCTAATGCCATCTGACGGCGTGCGCCACCAGCTGCGAGCTCATCCCTGACCTCTTTCATAACCGGCGCAAACGGGGTGCGCTTAAAGAGCTCTTTCTCTACGTTAACCACGGTCTTAACAAACGGGGCTAGCACAGTACCAACCGGGCCAAGTCGGTTACGAACCATGAGCATGGTATTGCCAATCTGGCCCATATCGCTTTGGAACGTGGCCTCTTTGACCGAATCGTCTACTCGCTGCAATATCTTGGCATCTGGGTTTGCAATCTGCACAACCATGCCATCGATTGCCTGGTCAACTGGCACGCCATTATCTATTGCAAGAAACGCCTGGCGTGCTGCCAGCCTGCGTGTTTCCATCTGAGCTACTGTTGCCTTGGCAAACTCATCTCCAGCTAGCATGGCCCGGAACGGCAATCGGATAGCCTTGCCCATAAAGTCTACGGCCTGGGCTGTTGGGGTGTTGGGGTCAGCAAACAATCTAGATGACAGAGCTGGCATTGGTACCTTGTCAGCGTCTTTCCCGGCGTACTGAGGAGTGTCGGTTTTAAATGCCTTGATACCGGCCTTAAAAGCTTTTGGAACGGCTAGAAAGAAATTGGCAAGCTCGATTGCCGCCTCTGATGCGTAGACCCTGTCGGAGCTCTTTGAACCAAATACAATTTCAATTGGTTTGTCTATTGCTCTTCCAGCTGTAGCCGCAAATGCTGTATCAAATCCCCTGGTCAAATTCATAATCATGCCGCCATAGAGGTTGCGCTCTATGGTTGCAGGCGAATACATGATCGAGCTGGTGTACATCTCTTTCCAGATTGAACCCAGGTTCTTCCAGGCACCACCGGACATCTGCACAAACCTGGCTCGCTCTTCCATGCTTAGTGTGTCAAAAGCCTCGGCCATCTGCTTGAGGTTTAAGCGGCCACCGCTTTCGTTAAGCAATGTTGTGATTGCAGCTGGATCTCCAATTCCTGTGGTGCCATCAACCGGCAATCGGAAAGAACGTAGAGCACGGGCCACCTCTGTCTGAGCTGCTTTGACCGTCATCTGAATGGCTGCGTGGGTGGCCAGCTGATTGCGAAACTCCAGCAGTAACGCATCATCTTCTTTGTTTGGGCCGAGACCCTTGACCCGTTTAGTTAGCTCATCTAGCTTTGATGCCGAGCGCACCAATAGCTCTCGAGCTGCAAGCATTTGTTCCGCATTAAATGTTGTGCCAACCCCTGCCTTGATAATATCTGGAACGATATTTAGTCGAGCGGCCATATCTTTAACGGCTTCATCACTAAGCACGCCACGCTTGGCAATATCTGTGTTTTGTGCAAATACCCGGCTAACATCGTTTATTGCCTTATGAATATCTTCTGGGGTTTGGATGTAATTGAAATTGAAATCAATTCCAACCTCCGGGGCATCTGCACCAGACAGGAACTTGACGCTTTGTATTGGATTGGCGGTTTCAATTACCAGCTGTTTTGGAGGAACAGCTGCCTGGGTTACGTTTTGTGTATCCACCACAGCAGCTGTGGTTTGTACATCCCCGGTGGTGGTGACGTTAACCGGGTTATCAATTTGTTCAACGGGTGGAGTTACAGGCTGTTGTGCCTTGGGTTTTTTCTTTGGCGCAAGCAGGCCAGGCTTTTGGGCTTTTTCCAGCTCAGCTGCACCTTTAGCCACCTGCTCTTGTAGCTCGGCCCCCGTGGCCATAGATTCGGGTATCTTGCGTGCAGGTTTGACACCAGCTTTAATAACCTCGATGACCGTACCAAGACCTGCAACCTCTACCGGCTCGGTCTCTGGCTCCCCGCCCTGCGGCGGTTGAATCGCAGCCAGGTCAGGCTCCACCTGGTTGGACTGCTCAATCGATTTGGCCAGCGCATCTAAGCGTGTATCAATACCCTTGATAGCCATTATCCAAGTCCTTTGTTCATCGCGGCCAGGTCAGCAACATTGATAGCGGGGCCTTGTGTAGACGGGTCTCCACCGGCATCCCACCAGTTAGCAAACTCCAAACCATCTTGCATATATTCTTGCGCCCCAGGAAATTGCTGGAGGAAGTCTTCTTCATTTAGCTCAAAGTCAGTAATCATTGGGTTGCCCTTTCTGTGATCTGCTCACCTGTTTCCATAATGGACGGGGTTTCTTGGCCGTCCGTCTTGAGCATAATAGCCTCTCTCTTCTGGCGCGGGATAGTCACCTGGGTGCCAAGCTTGGGATCATATTGGACAAAGAATCCATTGGAATCCTGTGCGGCCATAGATTCCTTGCGAGTCATAGCCTTATTCTTTAAGCCAATAATCACCCCATCAAACCCAGCAGGCTGGGCATCCATCGGACGGAAGTCATAGGCATCCCCATCAACTACTCGGTAAATTTTGCCAGTAGCCTCATCTAGCACAGATTCAGGTAGACCCTTCTTGCTGCTAAATGCCATTGCCACGTTCTGGCCATCATCAAGCCATTGGCGCATTTGCATCCAATTGGAATGCGGATTGTCAACGTCTACGGTCAAACCGTTTTGGCCAGCTTTTTGAGACAGGCCGGTAGAGCTGTAAGTGTAGTGATGGTTTGGCGCAATCGGGCGGTACTTCATCTTGGTGTAGTCATAGAAGAGAACATCTGGGTTGGCCTCGATGATCGACTTGTAGACCTTTGGATCGATGTCGGAAAGCACGTTCAAGCGGATAGCCAGGGCATTGCCATTCTTGGCAGCTGCGGTCTTTAGCGACAGGATTTCATTATTGAGCTTGATGGCAAACGCCTCTGGCTCGCGGAACATAGCCTGGGTCATCCTAAAGCTCCGCAGGCGGGTTCCTTTCATAGCTTCCAGGTCTGCCCCTCCACCGTAGGCAAAGTAGCCGCCAGAGGTCTTGCCAAGGCATTCCTGGGCGCAGCTGGCAGAATTTGGGCAGGTGCTGAACTTGCCAACTTTAAATGCCGGTGAGATGGCCAGACCGGCACTCTCAATGTTGCGGCCATCTGGAAGCTCAATTGGAACCCCGCCTTCCACGCCGGTCTCGGTCTTGAGAAGTTTTCCGTTGGTAGTAAGCAGACGTTTTGCGCCGCCATCCTTTGCCGTACCAAGAATCGGAGCCAGCCGCTGGTCTGCAACCATAGCTGCATTCTTGAGGTTGGTTGGATCAAGGGTCTTGATCCAGGCCATTGCATCATCAAACGATTTGGCAAAATACTGGGTAGATGGCTCAACCGGAAAAGGCTGTGCAATTAAATCCTTGAATGCCTGGTCAGAATATATCTGCCCTTTAGGAACATTTTCAGACACATATTGTTTTAATTCTTTTTGCTGCTTGCCTGTTAATTTTGTTCCTGTTTGTTTTTCAACAGCCTGGATCATTTTGGTTGGTGACATATTTGATGCAATGCCATCCGAAACAATTTTTTGAGCTACTGATAATCGTTCTGGGTCAATGTTAGTTAATGCGATTGGCTTAACAACATCTGGGGCCTTCAGCGTAATAGCACCAACCGGAGCGGTAGTCATTACTTGCTGCGCCATTTCTTTAATAGCTCTAGACCCAGCTCTAATCCCTTTGGCCGCCAGGAACGGGTCAGCCACCAAACCACCGGCAAGCTCTCCACCGGCTGCGGCCTTCTCACGCATTGCCATATCAGTAGTAACGCCAGGCGGTATTACTGGTGGCAATATCTTGCTGCGCTCTATATCCTCGGATGTCGGCAGTAAAGTAGGAGATTCAAACGCCGCAGCTGCGCGGCTAATTCGATCCATAAAACCACCGCCCTGCCGGTCTGTGGCAAAGCGTCCAATAAACTCAAATAGCTGCTCAACGTCCCCGCCAAACCCCAGCGTAGATTTAACGCCGCCGCGAGCAATGCCAGCCATGCCGTCCACAACAATCTTGCCCATCTGTGCCGGGCTCATGGTTTCAGCGTCAGCTGGTAGCGTCATGCCGCCCTGGGCCAGGAACTCGTCTAGAGCTGACGGCTGCTCACCGGCAACCTCTTCTGGGGGCGTTGGCTGGCCAACTCCAACGATATCAATACGCAATGGTTTCTCTTCTGTTGCGTCCGTGGCCGTGGTGGCCGGGCCAGCTGCCAGCTGAATTGCCGGGCCAACCCCAATCAGCCTGCCATCGTCACCCTTGAGAAACACGCCTTCAAAGCCATCCTCATCTTTGATGGTTACAAAGTCAGGGTCACCTTCAGCTGCACGTTGAATATAGCCATCGCGCACGCCAGGTATAGACATTGTTTCGTCAAAGAAATAAACGTCATCTACACGGCTAAACTTAATCATTGCCCACCCCTTGGTCTTCCAGCTTGCTGCTGCCCACCAGGCTGAGTGCCAGCCCTTCTAATATTTTGTCGATAGTTTTCGACAGCTGTTTTGGCAGCAGATATATCATCTGTTGATGCAGGCTTTGGTTTGCGGTTTGCAGCTGCCGCAAATGCCTGGTTAACAGCAGCCTCATTCATAAGATCAACACCGGCCAATTCTTTTAAGAACATCTCAGCGGCATTTTTATTTCCAGCTGCGGCCTTGTTAAAAATTGGAGACATCTCTTGCTGAAGATTTCCTTGTAGCTCATTGCCCTTTTCTCTAATTTGGGCATCTGACGGGTATCTTCCATTTTCGTCCGGGGTGTTCTTAAATTTAATCAACTCTAGTTTTGATTTGTTTACAGCATTGACCGCAGCTGCCCTGCCCTCGGCAGAAGTAATTTCTGGTGGCAGGTTTGCGCTTTGGATTCCAACCGTTAGGTCAAGAATACGATTGGCCTCATTCATTGCATCGTTTGGATTGGCAATCTGTAGGGCAAGGGATTTGGTTGTAGATTTGGTTAGCTTGCCTTGGTTTGATACCAGCTCATTTACAGACAGCTCGCCCCTGGCCGCCTTGCCAGACAAGTCAATTAACGTGCGAATGTCATCGGTAGATGCGCCAGACTGATCGCTATTAATATATTCTCTAATTGATCTAATCTTAGATGGGTCTAATGGCAAGTCTTGCAATAATCCATATAGCCGTGTTTGCTCTTTTGGATCGTTGCTATTCATAATCTTACGAATGATTGGGTCAGCCTCAAGATTGGCGTTTGTGTATTGCGCCTCAATGCCTTTTTTGACCATTGCTGTTCGCTGGTCAATCAACTCAAATAATGCCTTGCGCTCATCAAAACCCATGTTTTTCCATTGCTCGGCATATTTGCCTGCATTATTAGCATTGAGTTTTAAAATCATTTCTGTACCAGTTCCGCTTGGGCTAAATTCTGGTGACGTAAAGTACTCGGCCATCGCGCTATTGCGAGCGTTGGTGGCCATCTTGTCGTACTCGCCACCAGGTGCCATGTATTTGTTATAGCTTGATGGATTGTTGTAGGCTATTCCAGATATTGTGCTTCTTAACCTGTCTTGGAATGCTTGTAGTTCTTTTGGATCTTCTATTGTTTGCCAGGCGTTTGATAAAGCAACCTGATTAGATTTAATAGCTTGGTCTGTAATTCGGTCTCGTTCCGTTCCATAAACATCTGTTATTAGTTTATTGCTTTTGTTAAGCAATGCTTTACCAGACTGAGTAATTGAGTTCATCAACCCAGCTGCCTGGTTAACATCTACTTTATAAAGTTCTGATGCGTAACCCTGCAAAGATTTAACCCTAGACTGAATCTCACCAAAGTCGGCGAGCTTGCCTATGGTGACATCTCTGTCAATGAGTTCCAGTTCCTTTGCAACTGCCGCCTCAAGGTCGGCTCGCATCTGGATGCCAAGGATTTTGTTTTGCTGGTCAGCTCTTTCCTTAGCCTCTCCAAAAGCAAATTGCGCCAGCTTGTCTAGTGACGATCCAATGCCCTGCTGAATGCTTACTTGAGCAGCAAGGTTGGCCGTGCTGATAGTAGGCACATCTGCCGAAACTACGCCTGATTCTTGGTATCTAGGAACGCGAGCCATAATTAACCTTTATCCGTACCACGGGTTATCAGCAGTTCCACCAATCGGCCCGTACATATCTAAACCGCCAGGTGTTGCACCCGGAGCTTTTGGCATTCCCTTTCCAGCTGTTGCTGTGGCCATTAAAAGCTTGGTGGCTGCATCTAGCTTTCCAGCCTGGCGAGCTGCGGCACCAGCGGCCATACCTGATTGAAGAGCAATATCACCGGCGCGGAAAGCGGCAGCGGAATCGTCCATGTAAACCATAAACTCTCGCCCGGCAGCTGTTTCGTTTGCAGCTCGCACCACATCTACTGATCCGCTAAATGGATCGATGCCGCCAGCATAGCCTTTGGCTGCCAAGTTAGACTGTGTGCGCTTTAATTTCTCTAGGGTCTGGTTGGCCTTTTGCTGGTACTGGATTGCCCGGCGGTCATACTGGGTTTGCTCTAGTCTTCCCTTGAGCTCCAGCTGCTTGCCCTGGATCTGGCCCTGCTGGTATGAGCTGTAAGCGGACATAACAGATGCGGCCACAGCTGCGGCGGTAAATGGATCGTTTTGGATCTTGCTTGATCCAGGCGGGTTGTGTGGGTCACCAAGCGGTAGCCCGTGGACGTTGATATCAAATCTGTTCATGTCATGCCCCAGGGTATGTAGATATCTTGTACTCTAAACCTAGCAAAGTCATCTTTAGCGGAATAGTTTGCCTAATAGTGATCTTACCTTCTGTCGTATATCCGAGAATGCTGTCGATAGTTTTTGTGCCAGTAAAGAGAGGTACGGGGTCATCGAGTGTGTCTCCTGTGTCAAAACTTCTAAAAGGTAATTCGTTGTCATTGACAATCAAATGCTGGGTGTCTTTGACAATAGCGTTTACTTCAATAATTCGTTTCTGGTAGGCGAGCCTGGTGCCAGCTGCAATCTTGATGTCTGCTGGCATGGTGACCGCCTGGGTAGTAAAGTTAAGACCTACCTGGTATGAGCTAGTAGCTGATCGCGGGAATGTCACCGTGCCGCCACCAGGTACTGTCTGAGCTGCCTGCACCGCGCCATCTAAAACAACCTGCACAGACTTGGCAACAAGGTGGGACATCGATACAGACGCAGCTGCGCCGCCAGACTTGGCGCAATCAAGTTGGAGGCTATCATCGAATACCTCAACGTAATACTGAGTCGTACTATTTATCGTACGTTTCACCACCGTATAAATAGTTGTAAGGTCTACGCCAACATCGATGTATTCACCATCGGTTGTAAACTCGGACGGCGCAATTACGTTTTGCACTCGCAACATAGAAAATGCAGCGATTGTTCCACCTGTGCTGTTAACGATAAACAGTAAATCATTTTCATCGGTAGCTACTGACCGGCGCAGAGCCATCCTTGTGGGAGACTTTAGTAAATGGCCAGCCAGTAGCGATATCTTGCTTGTAACGTAGGTCAATTGCGTGTCTGTAAACGCAAACTCATTGAGTGACTTTCCCTGCCGCTGCAAAAATAGCGTGCCTGATTCAAGCTGCTGGACACGGACACCCTCTTTGGCACCATTGCGGGTAACCGCCTTCATAAAGAAGTTGGTGGGCGTGATTGGCTCCAGCCCCTCTTGTGGGCAATAAAACTCACCGCCTGTTGTAAAGATTTGCAGGTCTCGGCCAGAGGTTACATCGACAATTGCGTTAAAGGTGTTGGTGTCTAGCGTAGCCTCCACCGCATCATCGTCCAGACCTTCGGTTGGCTCAAAGTCAAAGAATAGCCCTACCTTAGAACCCCATACGGTTGATGGCCGCGACTTAGACCCGGCAAAGAAAAGCCTGCCCTCATGGAACGTAACCGAGCGTGGCCACCCTTTTCCAGATGACCACACAGCCTCGTATCCGGATTCGTAATCCCATGAGCCACTTGCAATAGCAGAGGTGTTAAAAAACGGAAACTCAACTATTGCGTCAACTACCGTGGCACTTGTGTATTTGACTATCTTGGCCCTACCCTGGGGGCTGGCGTTAACGTATTGGCCAACTGATGCCGCGCTAAACGGCGTGCCGGTTGAAGCTGTCAACGTAACCTTGCCAGAAACGGCAGACGGAGTCAGGGTGCCAGCTGGAGTAGATATTGATACGGTAAACGCATACTTTGGAATGCTATCGAATGACAGCGTGCTTGCAGTCCAGGCAGAATCGTTGGCACCGCGAACAATCTTTACCGGGTTAATGTCCTGGTGGCAGACAATCAAAGTATCTGCTGACTGTGTCCAAGTTAGATTGGCTAGCCTGGCACCAGTAAGGCCATATGAGCTGGTGTCTAGGTAATCGTTTGCCCCTGCGTTGATGGCCAGCTGCTGAACGGCGTTTTTAAAAACATACATCCGATTGTGGGTAAAGCAGAGCATATAACTATCGGACGTAGAGAACTCAAACGGAACCAGGCGTACCCCATTGCCAGCGGAATCGGAACCCGCATTTGGCAGCGACATAATGTACTTAGAGCCCGGTCTGCGCCTAATCCCACCCTGGGGCTGCACCACCACGTTGGTGGCCTCCTCAAGGGCGTTAGCGTAAGCCTGTAGGTCAACCCTAGCCCTCAACAGGGGATCGAGCTCCCCGGTTGAGAAGTTAGTTTGGATTGACGTAAAACGTGCCATCAGTTCCTCACATCGATCAAGCTGTAATCTTCAATCACAGAGATTGGCTGGCCCTGGCCATCGATAGTGGTGGCTGTACGCATATACCCACCCCGGCCATTTTCTGACGCAGCTCCAATAGCAATCTGCTGCCAGTATTGGGTTTTGTCGATCTGGTCTGTAATTGGCAAAGACAGGTGCCAGGCCATCATGTACTTGAGCAGCTGCACAAAGTAGACCGGCATCTCGTACTCTTGGACGGCATAGGGATAGTCGGCGTAGATGGTTGTTTCGTTGGTGAGCAGCTTGTCTTGGAATATTCGGTAGGCTTTAATCGGCCTGGCACCAATAGCGTTGGTAACAAATACCTGCCTGGGAGGCCCAATCCGATCACCTGGCAACTGGTATTCGTACCTGTACTCTGTGGTTGGCGTAGTAATTAGCTGAGATAGCTGAATCTTTTTGTAAACAAAAGACCACGGATAATTTAAAAGTGTTTGATTTTTGATGTCTGGGTATAGTCGATCACATACATTGGCTGCGTTGGTTCCCTCGTTAAACGATGAGATAGCCTTGGCACCCAGCATCAAGAGAGCGTCTGAACAAATTGATAGTGCGGAATCACCTGCTGCCATTTGCATTACTCCATATATCTCTTACCCAGCCACTTGAACCAGATCCTTTTGGCTCCCCATGAAAACAAACTACTTTTGCCTCATCTGGTTTTGGCTTGCCAAGAAGATGAAATTTGTATGAGAAGATTCTATTGGGGAATATCTGTTGCCACAAGCAGTCTGGCTTTTGATTCTTAGCAATAAAAGCCTGATCTCCAAGATTCAAGCTCCCAGAGTACATAGTCATATAAAACGATGGGTCTGACTTAAATGTCAGGTAAATGTGCGAATAGTCCCCGTTCCAGGCCATCATCCCGCTTGCCGGGGTATCGCGCTTGCCCAGGTCTTTGAGCATCGTGAACTTATGGGGATACTCGGCCAGCTCGGTCAGGTCACCACAGATAACGGTATCGAGATCAAAGTAAAGCACCGGGCCATCAAATACCCAAGAGAAGAGCTCGATCTTAGACCACCAACCTGGCCACCCGTGCTTGAGCGGTATCCGCTCGCAGGGTACATCTACATCTGAGAAACAAACAAACCTATGGTCTCCAAGATTCTTGGCAACCATATTCATCAATCTTTCTACATCGGCTGGGGTGTAGGGTTCTTTGCCAGCTGATTGGCTAAAGCGGCCAGACTTGAGAACGCAGACAACAGTTAACATGGGGCTCCTAAAACTTGGCGGGTATATCCGCTGACAGAGGTTACACCATCCATGCGTCCATGTTCTTTGTGTATATACAAAAACCTCTGCCAATGCTCAATGTTATTGGCGGGAGCAAATACCCTGTCTGGTTTGCTGTCTGGGTATTGAGCGTGGTAATCGGTGCTACTAACACTTAGTGGAATACCGGCCATAATTACTTCATCGAAACCCATAGCCTTGGCCCAAATTGCAGCCACAACGCCGCTCGATCCTTTTATTCCAACCATGCTAGTCCACCAGTAGTCCACATCATCTCCAACGATGTCTGCCCTGGCGTGAACCTTTATTGGCCTACCGGCCTTGGTTTTGTATTCTTGAGCGTAGCTGTTGTGCTGCGTCCAGATATGCTCAATCTCAGGAATTATTGCAGCTGCGTTATTGACCCCAACGATAGTGGAGCCTGGGCGCAGCTTGAGTGCGTTTGCTAGGTCTTCAAAGACACAAGGGGCCGCGCCACAAATAATGGCACACCCCTTGTGTTGTACGTCATACGGCTGCGGCATCACAATCGGGAGCTTATGGCCCCCTCTTGATTAGTCCGTATCCGTGTTGGCTAATGTTGTGCCATCGTTCACATCAACTACGCCTGATGCGTTAGACAGTACATATACCAGCGTTGCTACAGCGGTTGAACCTGTTGACGTTACACAGTAAATCAGATCCCCAACTTCCAGGGTATCAGCCAGGCTGTTGAAGTAACCAGCTGTGTTGACATCAGCAATGGAGTCAGTTGTCTTATAAGCGTAGATCGATGGTGCGTTGCCGCGCTTATTGGGGCTGACAGAGTTTAAACCAGTAATAGAAAAAGCCATTGTCGTTCTCCTTATACCGAATCGGTTGTTTGGACTTCGACAATACCTTCAGCATCGATGGCAATTGCACCGGCTGAGAATACTGCGTTGACCAAAAAGCTGGTCTTCTCAGGGATGTAATTGATTTCCGTGCGAGGAGCGATACCCTCTGCATAGCCGATAGCGTCACGGTGGAAAGCCCACAGCTTGCGCTCAGATGATGCAACAGGAAGACCACCCTCGGCGCGGTCACCGATTGTGTGGAAAGTAAAGCCGAGGAACGTGTTGAGCTCTCCAGATACCAGGGCGCGGACAGTATTGAAATCTGCGCTGGTAACCGAGGTCTCAGCAAGCAACGATGCCAAAGAGTTTGCGTGGATGATCATGTGGCGGTTGTCCATTGGGACGTTGCCTTTGTCCAGCAATTTCTTAGCAGCACGCAGTTTGGCTACGTTCAGGCCAGTATTAGTACCACCCTCGTCTTCGGTCACGATTAAGCTTGTGCTCGAACCTGCGAGTGCGTCCAAAACGATCTGGTCTTGACGGCGGCCAATAGCGGAACCAACCACCTGGACAAGCTCAGAACGCTCGTCAAAGTTAACTTTAGCCTGATTGAAGATGTCGCTGTACTCAGCGGCATTGTAATCAGTCAGCGTGCAGGTGACGTTAGAGAACGCTACGTTTAAAGGGCTAACATCGGATTGGGGAACGCGCACGGTGGCCACGCCCTTGCCGACTTTAGGGAATTTTACAGTTGAGCCTTCGACACCCCTGCGCTGACGAACCGCACCTACCAACTGGGCTTTGCCCTGGTAAGCTTGCTTAACTTCAGCGTCAAAGAGGGTTACAAAGGCGTTTGATAATGAAATCGCCATTTGAAATCTCCAAGAAAGTTAAAAAGGTTTAGTCGCTTCGGTTAGCCGGTGTTCTGGGCCTTTTGCTTGCTAGTTACGCTAGCCGCTCGTCAGCATCCGCTGCGGTAAGGGTCGATGGATATCGATTGGCCTTAAACGAATATCTAACGGTTCTAAAAATAAAATGCAAGAAAAAAAGCCACCGGTGGTTAGCCGGTGGCGTTCAAGCCTCTCCTTGCGGAGAGTGAGGAGGATTAGTTACCGAAAGTCGATGCAAACATCCGCTCGACTTTTGACCTGTAAGCCGGGTCTGTCTTGTACTTTGGATCGGCCACCATTGCGTAGAGCTCGTCCTTGCTAGCAGAACCCTCAACCGGAGCGGACTGTAAGGGAATCTTCATCCCCTCGTAGGTCTCCCGTATCTTCATAAATACACGCACCCCAGCAGCTGTGCCGCCCATGACCTTAAATTCCTCAAAATCATCCTTGCTGAGTATTCCCTTGCGAACCAGGCCAGCACCCCAATCGCCCATGCCCTTGATGATGGCATCTGCGTTAGGGCCAAGAGCTTTGCGCTCTTCTTCGATGGTGCGAGATATCTGTTGAGCTTGCTGCCCGTTCATCGCTACGACATCGCCAACCAGCTTGTCTAGAGCCGCTTGAGATATCCCATATTCTTTTGCCCACCCCATAACGTGGCCACGCACCGGGTCATCCTCTGGAATATCTCCAAAGACCGAGGTGTCGTATTTGCCGTCAGCTGGCGGTTTGTGTTTGCCTTGAGCTATCTGCTTTCGCAGGTCTTGCCAGCTCTTGGCTATGCCCTCCAGGTCTGGAGAGGAATCGTCCTTTTTCCAGAAGTTTTCTGGCCACCAATCTGGACGCTCTAGTGGTGTATCGTCATCTTGCTCCTCGCGGTGCTCGATGTCTGAACTGCTTGGGCTTGCCTGCTGGCCTTGGTCTTCAGTAATTGATACCGAATCGAGTAGGCCAGCTTCTTGGTTTTCGCCGCTGGGCTCGCTTGCTTGGGTTTCCATTTACAGGCTCCTTGCCTTTTTGATCCGTGCTTCCAAATCCCGCACTACGCTGTTCTGCCCTTCTCGATAGAAAGCAAATGAGGGATCGCTACCCGGCACGGCAACGGGCTGCTCCAGTAGGGCAGCTCGTAACCACCCCATTAATTTCTGGCCATCTTCTGAGCCGAGCACCCGCAGACAGAGCTTGTTTAAATCTTCTACCGCCTGCTGCGCTCCACGGATATCTGTTGGTATGGCCTCTAGATCGTCCCAGCCGCCAGACATCAGGTCATACCCCCAACCAGCTGCTCAACCATCTCTGGGTTCTCCTGGGCCATTTGGGCTGCCTGCTGGGCCATCTCTTGCGCCTCGGCCATCTTCGCCTCGCGCTCGGCCTTGGTCATTCGGATCGACTGCGGAATGGCCAGCTTCTCAGCAACCATGTCGAGCATATCTCCAACCTTGATTGCCATCTGACCTTCTGGGCCAGCCTGGGCTGCAATCTGAGCGTACTGGAGAATGTTGCTGACATCTTCCATGTTCTGGGCCATTGCCAGCGGAGCTACAGCTGAGACCTTGATCTCCAGGCCATTGACCCGCAGGGGCATTGTGATAATGCCGCGCTGATCCATAACTTCAAGAATCTTGGTAACAACGGGAATAAGGGTTTCGTTGATCAACCGGCCAAAAGCCGATCCAAGGTTTTGCGAGAGCTCTTTCATCCGCTCGACTACCTCGGTGGCTGACCTGGCCGACATATTGTCCGGTGGCAAAGACTCGTCTAGCAAAATGCGCTTGATGTTTTGCACCAGGTCATTGATCACCAGCTGCGACAGGTTGAAGTCACCAGCTCGCGGCAGGGCCTTGAGCGATTCACCTTGTGGCCCACCATTACGCGCCACGGGAATAATGGCACCAGGAACAATCTTGATCGTTGCCGGGTTGAGCACGCCGTCATCAGCTGCGGTGTAGACACCGGCAATTGATAGAGATGCGTTTTTAAGCACCAGCTCTTTGACCTTGTTTAGGGTCTTGATGTCTGGCATCGCGGTTATTACCGGGCCTCGTCCATAGATCTCGCCAGCCACCTTCATGTACCGGCTTACCACCCACGGACTAGTCTTTAGCCTGCGGTAAACAATCTCTTGCTTGGTGTCCTTTTGGATAACGTGGTAGCAGTAGTCACCGCGCAGGTTATCAAAAACCGTGGCCTCTACGAACTCAAAGTCTTCCGTTGGTTTTGCCTCAATCTTGAGTTTTAGTTGGCCATCGATCTTGGCATCTTTCCATTGACGCTGGATTGATTCGCCCTTGATCCGCATACGGCGATAGACATTGTCCACCTGGCCATTGGCACCCTCTTCAAACGCCACAAGGTACTGAGGCACCGGCACAAAGTTTAGTGGGTTAACGTCATCGCCTGGTTGCACCATCATTACAGCTGTGCCGATAGAGAGGTCTAGCAAGAACTCGCCCATAGCAATATCAAAGTTTGACTGCTTGAGCGTTGCAAATAATTTCTCGGTGTAGATATCGAGCGCAGCTTGTGCCTCGCCCCTGCGATCATCTGGAATGTCTGCGCCTGGCTCAAGTCTTGCCCACTTGCGCTGCGGAGGAAAGATTCCTGATTGCAGGCGGTTAGCAAATCGTTGGGTGGAGTTGATCGCCGTGGAATCAAACACGCGATTCATTTTCTTTGCGCCGCCAACCTTTCCTTCGTAGTACCCGTCATAGAGGTTACGCTGTGGGAGCGCAAACTCGTAGGCATCTTCGTAGAGGTCTCGGAAGTCATCCTTCTTGCGTAACGCCATGTCGTGCCGCTTGAGCACATCTTCTGGCGATAGTCTCATCATCTCAGCCATTATTTAGTCCTTTTTGTGCCTTTGCGCGAAATTACGGGCTGCTTCTTTGCTACCGAAACCCCACGCTTTGAGCGCGAGCTTGAGGCGGGTGGGTCTACCTTTTTCGTCCGTGAGAGGCCCAGCCATGCCGCCAAATCGCGCAGCAAAGCTAACACGCCTCGGGTTCGTTCCAGACTTGACCGGGGATTTGAGGTTGCTGCCTTCTTTGTTCTTGAAGTATTTGCGGCCTGCTTCATTTAGTCCACCTTTTGGGTTTTGATATTTTTTCTGTACCATTATTCGTACCAATCCAACATAAGTTCTGCTTCATGCGATTGTGAGTTGACGTTGGTTATTCTGAAAAGATAAGTTGTAAGAGGTTTCAAAACAAACTCGGACGTAAATCCTTCACCACCACCGCCTGTGCCGCCTTGTCCGCTAGCAATAAACTCACCAAAGATTTCCGTTCCAAGAGAAGTTACGGTTGGCGTATGCACCGCTGCGGCTGCGCTAGTTGTTGTAATCACCCTATTGCGGCGGTGAATTGTCATTGACGTACCGCCAGACGTAGTCGGAGCTTCATAAATATAAAACTCTGACGATCCACCGCTTTGATATGTAAACACACAATGTGGGGCGTACCCAGCAGGCCAGGCAAGAGCTATATCTAAATTACCACTAACAGGCAATGGTGAGCTTTTGGTAAATGTTTTGTAAACATAAAACGCCCTACCCTCATGCAAGCGCAGATGGTTTACGTCAATTACAGGAAATGGCTTATCAGATGCTGTTAGATATGTAACCCCGTCCTTGTCAATGTAGGTTGGGGTAACAAACCTAGACTTAGTCGTAAATGATTCTTGCTGAACCTGGATGGCCATTATTTCTTAGGCTTCATTGCGGTTTTAGCTGCCTTCTTAAATGCCTCGGCAGTTGGTGCGCCTGGTGAGCCAGGCTTACGCATCTTCTCGCCAGAGCCCTCGGCTATACGTTCACGCTTTTTGTGGATGTTGGCATAGAGTCCTGGTTTCATTTTTTGGCCATCCCTGCTTGAGACATTGCAATTGCTACGGCTTGCTTCTGTGATTTAACTACCGGGCCACCCTTGCCTGAGTGCAGAGTTCCAGCCTTGTACTCGCGCATAACCTTGGCCACCTTTTTCTGCATCTTGTCTTTTTTGTCCATGATTGCCCCTATGCCATCGGGCCCGCGCCCAGGGTTGATTGGCCAACACCAGCTTCAGGTGTCAGACGCTGCTCAGACAACAGAGCTCTTCCACCACGGCGAGCTCTACGGCGAGCAAGAATTTCTTGACGCTCATCAGATGCTGCTGAAGTTTCTGCTTTTGATACTGCAGTTTTTGCCAGATCGGCAAGCGGTGTTCCTCCTTGCTTTTCTTTTATAAGACCAACCTTTTCACCAACTTCTTGAAATGGCTTAACAATACCCTTGCTGACTGATTTAGCTACTCCACCCATAATTAAACTCCTATGCGATTTCAGATGATCCTAAAGTTTGTATTCCCTGCTCCGGGGCAACCCGAGCAGCCGATAACAACATCCGTGATCCACCACGCAACCTGGCCATACGCTTTGATGCGGCCTGCTCGCCTAGCTCTCTGCGTTCTTCTTCAGCCTGTATCTTGAGCCGCGCATTTTCTTTGCGTGTCTCTTCGATAGCTCGCTCTTGTGCGCTGGTGTCTGGTTTTTTAAACATCCCGCCCATGCTTTACCTCGCCATTAAAAAATAATCTACGCCGTCTGTTCCGTACTTTCGCATCAGACACTCTTGCCTAAATCCAACCGCTGATGCCCATTTGTACGCCCGTGTATCCGTAGATCTAATGGTTATCTGTGTTCGATGCAATCCCATAGATATCGCAGAGATATCTAATACCTGTTTTGCGCTCTTGGTAAACGTAACCGGCATAGATCTCATAACGTCATCTGCTACTAACCACGCCTCGGCAACGCCCTTCCAGATTGAGACGAACCCAAAGATAGCCGCCGGTTCGTTGTAGACGAAAGCGGTAACAGCTGCGCCCATCTGCTCCTGTTGGTCAAAGACATCGATGGCCTCGTCTCGGTTGGCCACAACCAGCACCTCCTCGGATTTGATATTTATCCGAGCGGCGTGGTTTTTGTGGAATGGCATAAAGAACAGGCCCGTTCTTCTGCGGTTGTCGTTGAGTTTCTCAGCGAGTTGTAAAGACATCAAAGTCGGCATTGACCACCGTTTGAGCTATCTGTGTGTTTTGGGCAAATGTATTTTTTGTCATACGCCGGTGTTCGCCGCCACCGAGTAGCAGATATCCGAATGCGTCACCAACGTGTGAGTGTTCGTTTTTATTTGGGCTATCTCTGAATCTTTCCTGGCCAGCTCCTACGGATACCCGTTTAAAATGGTATCCACCGGCTAACGATTTTCGGAGGAGCTTGCATTGCGTATTGACAATCAATCCAGGTTTGCCGTTTA